AGCTGTCATCCATATTACGTGCATAGCACAACCCCGATTATTTAGTATCGGATGGTAAGTATGTTAAGGTAGGACCGGCAAAAGTGCCAAGTTCTAGCCCCAACAAAGACCATGATCCCAGGATTTGACAAGGGACCTACTAGTTTTCGGACGTCCGAAGAGACGAGATATGGGAAGTTTCCCATAGGTCGGATTCTCGGAATTGCCCGCAGATTGTAATAGCACAAAGCTTATCCCGTAGTCGGTAACTAACCGCTTACGTACGGATAAAGAAATATGCTGGACAATCCGTCCTTCGTGACCATGTCTAGGAGACACAAACGGAGCTTCATCGGAAGATGAAAGCAACACTGTGTCTCCGAAATCGACAGGGCCACGGCAGTTTTTCCAAGCGCGGGGGACCTTTTTTACAAGGGAAACCCAAACGAAGAAAAACCGTCTATCGCAGAAAGCATCGTGCATGATACGGCGCGAGTACATCCTCAAAGCGTTTGCAATTTGCAAACTTTGAGGTATACCGTTGTCGTTCAGCGCGTCTTTTCTCAAATAGAAAGGACGTACGGGCTGACCTTTAAAAAAGTCAGCGCCGCAAGACTCGAAGAAGTTACCTGCCAGGTAACTCTTCTCGGTGTTCACCTCAAACCCTAGCGAGTTTAAGGTATCGACTAGATCGGAAGCATAAGCGTTAGGCACGATTAAATCGTCGCCATAAACACAAATGTTTCTCCACTCATCTCTGGGTACAACTGAACGGGCCATGGCTAAGAATAGCACTGACTCCAATTCAAATGTGTATCCGTTACCCATGCTTGAGAATTTCTCAAGGGAGTGCCATTGGCCCTCTATGTGGGTAGATGCAGACCTACAGCAATTGACAAGGTGAAACCAACGGGCAGGGAGCAAATACTCCACAAGCCCTTTGGACACGCTGTCGCTTGCCTTAGATAGATCTATAGTGGCAAAACCCTCATCATAAGCTCGCTTAGCGAACTTTTGATTGCGGGTTTGGTCATTTAAGTCGATGCCATTGCGCTTCAACTTACTGCGGATTAACGAACCAATGCCCAACTGCACGAAGCTGTTGAGTGTAGGTTCTTTACATATTCCGCGGTCTGTTTTTGCGTTCTTGGGAACGACGGTAAACTCATTTCCTCGAACAACCTCAGGAGAAGCTTGGTGTTTCCACCATTCTTCACCGAGTATAGCTCGATAAAACGGAATGAGCCCAGTGGTCAAAACAATG